GTTCGATTGGTTACGGTCTTTTAGGCCGGCCGTCGGGCCACAAGCAAGGGCGCAGGGGGGCGGTTACAGTGGAGCGAACTTGGTCTTACCGAGTGCCGGGATCCACAGGGCGCCATTAGTGCAGGATGAGCATGGAGACTGGGAGGTTGATGAGTCTCACCTGGCACAACCCCAACCTGAGGAGGAGGATGGTGGCAACACGGGATTGGAGCAATATGTAGCAGCTGGCTCCGCCTTAGGACCTTTCATCTCGGCTGAAAAGCCGAGGGTAGAGGAACCTGAGGATCCTGGTGATCCCATGGACGTTGACGACGGCGAGCACGTGAATGTGGAGGCCAAAGTCAACTTCATTGGACAGCCTATCTCAACACACACTCTCGGGACCACAACCCTAGCTGATGTTTGCGGACTGTCCAAGTTTCAGAAGGAAAGGCAGTTGCGTGAGTCAACAGCTTGGGCAGTGGCAGACTACCGAGCGTATGATCCGATCGATGGCGAGCACGTTGACGTGGAGGCTAAGGTCGGGTTCGTTGAGTCCCTCAAGCAGGGCATCAACCGGTTCCTGCCCAAACCCAAGAAGCACAGCTCCAGACATAGATGCTCCAATCGGTATTACAGGAGGGTGGCTGTGGTCAAGGCGTTGGTGAACAAGGTCCGGTTTGATGCACCTGGGATCTTCTCAGGCAGTGAAGCAGACAAGAGGGCGCTTCACATAATAGTACGTCGTGTGATCAAGGAGGCACTTGACGAGGGTGTTGAACTACCGAACACCACCGCTACAATCAGTGGCCGCGAGGCTGCTTGGTATCTTAAAGCGGTATGCACGTCGTACTACATCATGGAGGAGGATGATGAGTGGTGGGATCGTCTAGCGGAGGCTGGCAGCGCGGTTACCGCGTAGGGGTGCCTCGTGCGAATGGAGGCTAGAACGACGACTGCTGTACAGTATCACAACGGGTCGTCATTCAGGGGAATAGCCGTAAAGACGCATGTGGATGCCAAGCCCGCCAAGCCTAGACATGTAGTTTTAGAGCCATATTTATCCGCCCGTGTAGATTTTGGGGCACATAATAATAATTTACCCAACCTGATTCGGGGCCTTAATGAGCGTGTGTTTAACGTCAAAGGTAAATCAGGGTTGGTTCCCACACCCCAACCAGTTAAGGGGGCATGGAGGGAATTGGATTGGTTAGCCGTGAGGCTGTCTGACAGAGTACGTGAGCGCGGAAGGTGTCAACATCTGACCTGTAAGGAATTTATCGAACAGTGTCCCTCGCACAAGCGGAAATTGTATGCATCTGCAGCTGAGCAGTATAACCGCCAAGGATGGTCGAATCGTGATACGCGGATCAAAGTCTTCGTGAAGTTTGAGAAATTGAATTTTACGAAAAAGGGAGATCCAGCGCCCCGTGTAATACAACCACGTTCACCAGTGTATAATATAGCATTAGGTAGATTCACCAGACGAGTTGAGGATGAAATATATCAGGCCTTGACCGAAGAGTGGGGTGGAGGCGGTAGTAAGGTGGTAATGAAGGGTTTAACAGTGGAGGAGGTCGCTACGGAATTAAGGAAGAAGTGGAACAGGTTTAAGAGTCCCGTTGCTATCGGATTGGATGCAAGTCGGTTCGATCAGCACGTCAGTGTAGATGCCTTGAAGTGGGAGCATGGCATCCTTAAGCGGATTTTCGATTACCACGCGGAGCTTAGGGCAGCGCTCAAGGCTCAGTTGCGGAATAAGGGGTTCGCTTATGTCGATGGTCACAAAGTCACGTATGAGGTTGATGGAACTCGTGCCAGTGGAGATATGAACACTGGTGTCGGGAATTGTAAGATCATGGTTGCTTTGGTTAAGTGGTATCTCATGTCAATTGGGGTGCCGGCTGAGCTTGGCAACAATGGTGATGACTGCCTGGTTTTCATGGACAACTGCAACCTGTATAAGTTAGCAGGGATCAGTGAGTGGTTTTTAAGGTTTGGTTTCGAGATGGAGGTTGAGGAGCCCGTATACGAGTTTGAAGAGTGTGTCTTCTGTCAAATGCAGCCGGTGTTGGTGGATGCAGCGACAGATAGATGGGTGATGTGCAGGCAGCCTCAGGTTGCTTTTGCTAAGGACTCCTTGAGCTTATCCGTTAGCACGGAATTAGGGTACCGGCAATGGTCCTACCAGGTTGGGGTAGGTGGCTTGGCGTTGTATGGTGACATGCCAATTTTTTGTGAATTGTACAAAGTTTACAAGAAGGAGGGAGTTCCCAGCAACTTAGTGAAGGCTAACATCATTGCCGATTCTGGATTCATCCGCTTGAGCCAGACCCCTAGGGTTAGGGGGGATTATATTGGAGAGATTAGCGACGACACACGAGTGTCTTTCTTCAAAGCATTCGGTTACCCACCGTCAATGCAAATTGCGATGGAAAATGAGATTAAAGCAAGAAGCTACAGTGGTATGAGGAATTTACCTGTGAATATCGCTGTTAGTTGCGGGCTAACAACAGTCTAGGCTTTGAGGCGGTGCTGTAGAATTCCGTCCTTTCCTTTAGGTTGCCTATGTCGGGATAGGGGAGAGAGGTTCCACCATGTTCTCTCCTCTATGCGACCGAGGTAACCTGGGTCGCAAAGGAGGGCAAGCCGTTTCTAGTAGATTGCAAGTGACTAGGTGCATAGGTCGTGGTATCCTATCTCACCAGTTGGGAGCTGTCTCTCTTTAGCAATTTGGAACACTCAAGGGTATTGTAATATAATAGTAACACAATAAACACAAAATGCCAAACAATGGCAAAAATGGAGGTAACAAGGGAAAGGGTAGGAAACCTAACGGAGGCGGAGGAGGGGGTAGAAAACGTGGGCGGACCCGGGGAATCCCAGGGGTCACCCAGAACGTCAGTCTCAGCGTTAACAACGCCTTTGGCGACAATGCTAAACCGCAGACTGTCGTCCAAGGACTTGATGCGTTTGATCCAACTCACGTTCCTCTCCCTCGCGCTGTGGGTGATTATACCGTTATCAGAACAACTGAGGTCGTTCCTACAAGCGATCGATTCAGCCTCTTCGGACCAATGAGGTCTTCCATTGTTGGGGACCACACCGGAGAGTCTTGGAGTAAGGTTTGTTCCATCCATAATGTAGGTAATAGTAACAACGCCATCAATTCCGCCAGTGGGGCGTACAGGAACGTGTTCACCGCGATGGGTACAGGTGCTTGGTCGGAAGCAAAGGTTACTCCTGCTGCATTCACTGTGCACATTATGAATCCGGAAGCGTTGCAAACCACTTCCGGTATCGTCTACATTGGTAGGGCAAAACAATTGTTGAACCCTGGCGGTAGCACGCGTTCGTGGGAGGCATTGGCACAGGATTTGGTGTCATATTCCAACCCAGAGTTGTGTGCCGCTGGTAAGTTGGCCCTCCGAGGAGTGAAGGTAGATACAGTCCCGTATGACATGAATGCCTTGGCCGATTTCAGGCCACTGGATAATGCTACGGAAACCGCGTTCACGTGGTCAGATAACATTCTTCGGAGCGATGGGTTTGCTCCCATATTTATTTACAACCCTAATAACGTCCCACTGCAGGTTTTGGTCTGCTGTGAGTGGCGAGTTCGCTTTGATCCGAGCAACCCTGCATACGCTTCCCACACCTACCATCGTCCTTCGACTTTGGGGTATTGGGACCGACTGCAGCGGATCGGGTCGGCTTTGGGTAATGGTGTCATGGACATCGCTGAGAAGAACGCTACACGCATGATAATGAATGCGGCGGGATCAGCGGTGAGGAAGGCACCATTGATGTTATTGTAGTAGTAGGACAAAACATAAAAGAATCACGTTCAGCTCCTTCAGGCGAGCAGCATAGTCTAGCCAACTGTCTGTTTCGTCCGACTGGAAGAGCTTGACCGCTATTTGGGAGGCGTTTTAACACGTCGGGGAAACCCTGCCGACTGAGAGGCCTGATAATATCTCACTCCCATTTATGTCAAGAAGGACCTTAGGACATTCGGTGCTGCCGGGCCCTGATCGTGCTTCGTTACAAAAACGACACCACATATTTACAATATCAACTTTTCTGCCAATCCAGGGCAGTCCGTAGTGCAGCGGAAGCGTTTTGGAGACGCAAAGGTCACCATGGATTTAAGCAGGGGGGGGGTCAAGCTCCTCTGTGTAGGTGATTGAGTAGCTTCATTTGAAGTGTTATAGCATAAGCTAACATTAGTCAG